CCCCCATTGCTCACTCATTTCGAACATTTTAGCGGAAAGCTCCGCGCCTTCCTGCCAGGTCCGCTCAATTCCCTTTCCAAGCCCCTTGAACAGATTCCGCCCTTCGCTCAACGCCCCAAGTTCATACGCTTGTTTTGGAGCAGTCAATCCGTCGTCGGCGCCCTGTTGCAGAATCCGCAATTCGTCCGCTGCCATATGCGACGTGGTCATGCGGCGGAACAGAGTGTTCGATTTTCCCGTTGCTCGAATCAGTGCGGCGGCCGACTTAAAATCGCCGAAATGACTGCTCAAATTCGGCCACGCCACCAGCGGGACCTGAGTCAAATTGATCGCGGCGGTGGAGACTCTGAATCCCATGTGGAAGTGGAACATCGCTCCCTTCAACCGAGCATAATCCGCCTTCGGATTCAGCACGGTGTCCAAGTGCTCTGTCATCAAATTCCGAATCTGGTCGAGCTTCGTGTGGTCGTTCCGGGTCAAGCGTTCATTGGTCATTTCCGCAATCATATCTCGCATTTGATCGGCATATTTGATCCGAGCGAAATAATGCGACCCATGAAACTTGTATTGCGCGTAGGCGCGCTGCCAGTCTTGTGAATAGCCCGGCGTGAAATCCTTTTGCTGGAAATGATGCCTGAAGCTTTGCGCGGGCGCATATTCGAACTTGAGCTGGTCGATCGAATCCCTCATATTTTGACTCAAATTCAATTTGTCTGCAATCCGATCGAGCATGCCTGGGGGCATCCCGAGCAACGGATGCACATCCTTGTGCAGGAACCCAGATTTCACCTGTTCGCCCTGCGCCGCGGCGGCCTGCATTTGCTCAACGGCGCGATCTCTCGCCTTTTGCGTTTCAAACCGATAGAATTCCTTCACCTTTCCATCAACTGTATACGTCGTGGCGGTGTAATCGCCAAATCGAGCAAAGGGCATGAACGGAATGCTGTCCATTGCACGAATCTGCGCCTCGACGCGCTCCATCGCTTGCGCTTGTTCGATCGGATCGCGGATGCGACTAGTTTCCGCCATCAATATGTCCTTGTATCGCATCAAATCATTTCGCAAATCAGTAATAATAGCGCCAAATTGCTTCGCCCCCCTTTCCGTCAATCCATGTTTCTTGATAAGAGCTCGCAGCTCAGTATCGGTGGGCCTCCGCAGTCCGTCCTTCGCCAATTCCTTCGGGTCCATGAACCGACCATTTGCATAATCGTCGATGAATCGGCCGAGGGCCTCGCCTTCCTCGCGGCTCAAGTGCTTCCACGGCCGCATGACATTAATATCAGCTTGATTCAATGCCGTTATGGTTTCGAGGTTCAGCAAATCGGTCAACTCCCGATAAAGCTGAAGCGGCAAAATGTGCTCGTTCCGCTTCGCAATCTGCTGAAGCGAAAGTGCAACCTTATAAAACCAATTCATCCGATCCCCGTGCGCCGCAAAGGCTCGACCTTCGGCCCCAGCGCCCGCGCCGTCGAGGATCGCCCTTCCACCTCCCGTGCTCCCCATTTGCGGGGTAGCCGGTGCCTCCGTCCCTTCGGTTTGCAACGCACGAGCATTTTTCAGCAATCCTTGCAAGTGCATGGTGCTGGCCACCTCCGGTCCAAACACTCCATTCTGCTGTATGAAACTGTCGAGCCATGCGCGCATTGCGGGTGCCGCTTCGAACGATTCCCCGGTCACCGCCTGTCGAACGGCGCGCACCACATCCCGGATAACGCGGCCCAGCGACGAGAAAAACTTATCGACAACAGACATAGGCTTGGCGTCTGTGGTCGCCCACCGCGCCACGTTATCCGCAAACCACTCATTAAAACCGAACCAATACTCGCGCTCCGCTTGTGGCATGTCGATCCAACGCAAATTCCTCCAACTAGTCGAGCTTGGCTCATTGAACTCAGAAATCGGAGCTCTACGTCGCACGAGGGCGTTCGCGGCACTCGGATCAGTTTTCATCCGCATTACGAACTTGTCGTAATCGTCGAAAATTGCAACTTTTTTCTCCGGCGGCAATTTATCAAAAACGTCGTACATCAAATGATGTCCGAATTCGTGGGCGAGCGTCGAATAAATCTGCTCCGGCGATTGTGCATTCGCCAGATTTATGCGAATGATTTTCTCGTCCGGATGATACCAGCCTCGACTCGTGTCGTTTGGATCATGATACAACTCGATTTTGCGCAAATCTGTCCCTTCGAGTCCCATCGCCTTTCGAACGTTTTCCAAAACCTTGATTGCCTGGCGCGCCGCCGCGCGGATTCCCGGTACCTCCCCCATCGCCACACCCGGATCGATGACCTGTGCAGCAACCTTCTGCTCGAATAGCGGCAGCCCCCGCTTGATGCGGCTCCCCGCCTCCGGAGAGACATTGATATATCGATTCCTGGTCGCATTCAAAAGCTGTCTTTGACCAGCAATCGTATTCGCCATAGGCTCGTCTGCTCGAATCGCCTGTGGCCCCACATCGAACGTCGTCTCGCCTCCATCCATGCCGAGCTTCTTCGCCCACTTTTGGGCAATCTTGTCCAATGCGCCAATCTTATTCGAGCTGCCATAAAAATCGACCATGCCCCGCGCTTGGACTTCGCCCAAGCCGGGATACCTTGCAATTTGCTGATCTCCATTCGTCCACGAAATCCTCTCATATCCATTGTCGGCAGCATAGCGCAAGAGGCGCTTGAACATCAACTCGTCCCAAGAGCTTTTAAAGGGCGCATCCGCAACAGCCGTACCAACCTCATCATGCAGGCGAAGGAACTCTCGCCGCGTATCAACATACTCTTGTAACTTGGGTCTATATTCTGGAGGAATATCCCAAGACTCTAGTCCCTCCCGCACGAGAGCTGCACGCGCCCGACTAGTACTGTCGAATCCCAAATCGTCAAGGCTATTCAGTATGCCATCAGTGCTGTCCCTAAGCTGATTTATCCGTTCTCGTACTTGATCTAATTGCGCTACTTTCTCTGGATCAGTGTATCCCTGCTTTCTCCCCCTCTGATGCCAATCACTTTGAATCTCCTCCACGAATAGCGTATTCTTGCCATCTCTGTCGAGGCGGCTAGTATACCTTGCATGAGCCAGCAGATTGCGGCCCTCCTCGCCAAAGTGCGGCGCCTTGAACTTGCCCTCACGCTCTTGCGCATACCTTCCCGCCACCTCTTGCAATTGCTTCGCAAGCTCCTGCGTCCTTGTCGAAAGTGGATTGTCGGCTCTGGCCGCCATGAATTCTTCATTGAGCCTATTATATTGATCCTCCAGCTTCGCCACCTCGTCTGGCAGCTTGAATAAGAGTTCGCCATACTTCTCCTTTGGTCCCGGCAGCGTATAAGCCCCATATTGAGTTTCGCCTCCCTGTCCAGATCTTCGTTGTGCTTCAATTTGCTGTGCCAGCGTTTGGGCCGAAGCTATGTCCCGAGCCTGAACGCGACCGCCGCGCGAATTTGCAACGGTATACGTACCGTCCGGACGCGGACCAATAACGTAGCGCGTCCCCTCTGGAGCATCGGCCACCAGCAATCCAGATTCTGTTTGTGTCCACTTCAGCGGCGGACCAGAAGTCAATTCTTTTTCCAGCAACTGGATTTGATTTTCCTCAATATGCGCTAGCAAATCCGCTTTCGAAATCCTCCCTTTTTCGTCTCCTAAAAATGCTGGAAGCCCCAGCGCTTCGAATTCCTCGAGCTTGATCCCCGGCGCATTCCGAATCGTGCCGCTCCACTGCTCTCCCGTGGCAGTATTTTGTCCCTTTTCCTCGACAAATTTCTTGATCGCCGAATAAAACGTCGGCGCTTGAACCTGCGGTGTATTTTGCTCCGCAATCCATCCCTCCGGCGCTGGCATCCTCTCACCAGCAGGAATATCCTGCACCGGAATTTCGCGCGCCGGCACACCCTCCGTCGCCCCCTGCAAATGCTCGACTCCGGCCGGCGGGCTCGGCGCACGGCGGGGCCTCGACAGAGCCAGAATCTGATAACCAGTGAACGGCGCTTGGGTCAAAACGCCGAGCGACGCCTCGTGTGCCACGTCCCACGGACTGATATCCTGAAGCTCTTTGCCTTGCGCAATTCCCCTTGCAATAGAGCCGGCCACCGCAATCGTCGGCTGGACCAGACCGAGCTGGACCAAGGCTTCCTTGATCGGGACCTTGAGCGCTTCGACGGTCTTTCCGTGCATCAGCGCCCCGGTGAAGCCTTGCATGCCCGCAACTCCTGCGAGCATCGCCGTGCCACCATTGACCGCTGCAACCTTCGCCGCCTCCGTTACTGCGTCGTCGTCACTCAAGCCTTTCGCCTTCGCCTCCTTGAACGCTGGAATCAGCGACAACAATCCACTCCCCGCCGACATCCCCGTAACCATTCCAGGCATGCCGCCGACCCGACCGCCGAGCCCCGCCGCAACCATTTCCGGCCAACTTTCACTAATCGCATTGACGGCCTGAGCGGCCCACCACTTCGGACTAGTCCACCCCTGTTGCATCGGCGTGTTGAGCAAGCCCTCGACCTCAGGGTTGGCCGCCGTCGCCTCCGGCTGCTCCGGGACATGAAAAAAGGTTTCGCCACTCAACTTCCGCTTAATGCCTTCATAGAAATTGGAAACCTTTTCCATTCCGCGAGCGCCGCCGCGCATCGCCGAATCAACAGCCACATCGAAATAGCCAGGGCCCGCACTCGGACTCAACGCCGCATTTTCCATTTGCGACGGCTGCGGCTGCGGAGCATCCATATACGGATTTGCATTCCCCTCTGCCTGATACAGATAGGGATTCATCGGGCTCGGACCACGATCCGCCGACGGCTGTGGGGGCGCAGGTTGTTCCTCTGCCTCCGGCTCCAAATACGGATTCGCCATTATAGCTGTCCTAGTACGTCAGAGCGTGGCCGCCCCGTCCTTTGCTCATATTGCTGCAGAATGCTTTCGCGACTCCGTTTGCCCGCATAAATCGCCTCAACGGCATTCGACACTTCCGTCGCATTATAAGCACCGCTCGCCACTCCTTCGCTCGGAGTCATGATCCGGCTGTTGCCTGGAACTGGCGTTTGGTTCTGCTGCGGAACGGCGCGCGACGCCGGCGCTGCATCGGGGGCGCCCTCGTAAAACCATTCGAGGGCCCGCCGCCGCAACTCCGGATTTTGCTCTACATCCACCTTTGTTTTCGCCCCCAGAATTTTCAACAGAGGCTCACCAATCGGGTCCTCTGGCTTCGCGATCCAATCCCTATATTTCGTCTGCGCCTTCAACCGAAACTGAAGGCGCTGCGCCTCGGTCATAGGCCGACCGCCTCCTTCCGCAAGCGTGGCGGCTCGATCTAGCGCCGCTTGCCCGCGCAAGAGTGCCGCTTCCCCTTTTTGCTGATTGGCATCAGCATTCGACGCCCGATACGCCTGCCTCGACGCAGCCTCCGTCGCTTCCTCCTCCTGCTTCGAAACACGAGCAGCGGCCTCACCCCCCGCTCCAAGTGAGCCCGCAATTTGCCCTATGGCCGTTTGACCCTCTGGCCTCGGCTGGAGCATCGCGGTGCCCGCCTGAATCAGAAAGGCTTGATTCTGCGGACTGGCCAGCCAACCCCTCCAGCGATCCGCTAGCCCTGGACCAGTGTCCTGCCGCATCATTTGCTCGTCGCGCGGGTCAAGAAAATTCTGATCAGCCATCATCCCCTCCCAAGGAGCTGCGACAGCAGCAATAGTGGAGCAACACCAGTTTTCTGCGCATTTTGCATCAGGACAATCGGATCAATTTTACCCAATCCTCCCGTGTCCGGCCGCGGCGGTGCCACCGGATGCGGGGCGCGCAATTGCGGCGCCTCCATCATTTTCAACCCTTGGAGCGCCAAGCCCAGCGAATCCCGGACGCTGCGCGAATTGACCTGGCCGAGCCCTCCGCCTTGTCCCTGCTGCTGCGCCGTCGATCGAATATCGAGCGACGAACTAGGTTCTGCCATTGCCATTGGCTGCTGTTGCGGATCAAGCGGCGAGCCGCTGTTCTCTGGAGGTATGGGGCCCACGAACTGATTGACCGGAATTGGCGGTCCGGCTGGCGGCTGCGGCACCCTATTCTGACTCTTCGCTGGCGCTGGTTGCGGCCGCTGAGCATGTTGTTCCGCCACAGCTTGCGGCGTCGCTATACCCATGCTCGGAACTGGACGCGGCGGTAAACCGACGCCCGGCTGCGTGGGCGCTTCACCGGCGAAAGCCATCGGCGGCTCGACGCCCTGCGCTGCAAGCTGCTCAGCCAGGTTGTCCCACAGCGACATCGGCATCGGATCGAACGCCATTTGTGGATCGAGCGGCGATACCATTTTGTTCCTCCATAGCTCTACGCGTTGCAAGGTCGAGATTGACCAACTTGAATCCGCCAATTTCCGTCACAGCTTCCGGCGCAAACTTCTCTATATCCTGCGCCATGACGCCGATATGCGTCGCCTGATTGCCTGCATACCGATAACGATAAACGGGCGTCCCATCGAACAGCGTTCCAATCCGGACAATATCGCGCTTCAAGCGCATGTCGCTGGATGTGAATAAAGGTAATAGGCCCGCTAATCCACTCGTGCCCCCCAGGGCTCCAAGCCCACCCAAAATTCCGGCCCCCGTTGCACCAATACCAAGTGCCGTTTGCAATCCGCTCGGCTGAGTTACTCCAGGCCCCGTAGTGACGCTGCCAGCCCCAGGAATCGCATTCAAGCCACCCAAAAATGCTTGACCCTTTAGCAGAGGCAAATACTGTTCGAACTGGCTCTGCCCCGTTTGAGCACTCAACAGCGCCTGCGCCAGGCTCCGCTGCGTATCGCCCACCGCCGTTGTGGTCAAACCCGGAATTGCCTGACTCTGTGCAATCGAGGGGGCCAATCCCATACTCTTGAGCATGGCGTCGAGCCCCGTATTATATCCTTGATAGGCAAGCTTGCTCGCCGTGTCACCCGCCGCCTGACTCGCCCCGCGGGCCGCCAGACCTTCCGCGATCCCCAACCGGCTTCCTCCATAATTGGCTCCAGGAACACCGGCGCCACCGACGATCGCCTGACCACGAAGCGCCGGTAGCACACTTTCTCCAAGATTTTGATAAATCGGTCGAACGCTGGCATCAATCGTTCCCTGGAGTCCAGGATTCGACCGAGGGTCGAGCGCGGCGCCAGAAGTGAGAAATTGATTGCTCTGGCCCGCTCCGGTCAAAATGTTGTTCATGGCCATGGTCGAACCCAGGACCTGATTTTGACCCGCAACCTGCGTCGGATTGAACCCGGCAATCGACTCCGGCCCCGGCGCCGTTATATTGCTCTGCCCGAACTGTTGCAAATAGGGCATCGCCATGTTGAGCAGTTGGCGTTGCTCCGGACTAATCGTGGTTTGCGTGGTGGTCGTTGCCGGTGTCGTCTCGCCGCTGCCCATTTCAATTCTCCTTTTCCCGCTTCGCGTCCCGCACAAGAATCTCATGCGAGAACCGGAATCCCATATCCCTCAGCTTCCTGCTCCAGCCCCGCCGGGCCGCCACAACCTCGATCCTCTCACATCCGAGCCCGATGCAAACGCGGTCTAAAATGCTTTCGAGGCTCGGATGAAAAACGTCCCACGCCTGCCCGACGGCCCCGAGGAAGCGCAACACTTTTCCCTTCCGATTCGACCGGATTTCGGTAATCAATATGCATTGAATTGCGCCGTCGGATAAAACCCAAAACTGTAGGGCCCCTTTTACCGCCGCCTCGAACATTTCCTCATCCGCAAACTGTTCGTCGTATTGCGGAATCCTCCGAATCGCATTCCGAATGTCCGGCCAATAATGCCGAAACTGCTCCGGTTCAAGCAAATATACCTGCTCCTGCTTCATACTCTAAACCTTGTATTGGAACGAAACGGTCACGACGCTCGTATCGGTGAAGTCGGTCTCCGCCAACGCGGTCAAGGCGCCCGCCGCGTAGCGTTGTGGACTGACAGTGGCTGTACCCGAGGAAATTGGAGCCGTCACCATAGTGATCGTCCCGGCTGCCATGTTGTTGACCTGGATAGAGCCAATAGCCGTCGCGCCCGCGGTGAACGGCAGGCCCGTGATGAGGGCGGTACCGGTCGACGATCCCTTAGCCGTTAGCACAATGCGAAGTTCGCCAAAAACTCGATCGCCGATCTTGGTGTAGCTGCCGGTGAACGTGCCGGTCATGCCAGTGGAGCCGCCGCCAAACGTGAGTTGCGGCGTGAATGTGCCTTCCTCGTAGTCATCGAGAAACCGCGCCCACGCATTTCCATCGTAAACGTAAACGCCGACGCCGGAGCCCGGATTCCAATCACTTCCATCCGCGTAAACAATCATGCCCTCGCGCGGCCGCTCCGGTTCCCGATGTGTGGGCCGCAGTTCGAGGGCAATAGTCTCTGCTTGCGCTCGCTCGATCGCCTTCAATTCGTCTTCGACAAAGCGCGCCAACTCCGCAACATCGGAGGGTGCACCAAGTCCTCTCGGGCGATAAACCATCAGAAATTCCCAGTCAGTTCCATTTCGATCTTATAGCCGTCGATTTTGAACGGCGTTGTGCCACTGATTTCGAGTGCGATCGCAGGCCCCTCGACCACGAAATCCACATACCGCTGGACACTTGGATCGAACGTTTTCGCTGCACTCCAAGTCACTGCTCCATCCGGAACCTGATGACTCCCAATCCGGATCGAAACGGCGCCCCCACTCACTTTTGGCCAAAGTCGAGTGACCAGTTTCCGCTGCTGGAAATCCTCAATCCAATCTCCATTCCTTTTCCTCCCAATAATTCCCAATCCTGTCCGCTGAAGCGTCCCTGTGAAAACTGTGCCATCCCGCGTTGCTCCAGTATCGAGTAGCGCGAACTCGTTCACCGCTGTGCGGACAAGCACGATTTTGCGTCGATCCGAATTCGACCAAAGCCCCGTATCCTCATCCCACGTACCGCTTGTCGAATTCCAAGTTTCCGCATCGCTAGTCTGAATCACGCCGGGGGCCCAATGCCTCCAATCGCAATCACCCTCTGAAATCCTATCACTCTCATAATTATAGATAATTGCCCGATTCGGAAAACTATTCCCAGTTTCCGGATAACAGAACCAGGCTTCGCCCCTCAACGGATGAATCATCATAAAGCTGTTGCGATAATTGGTAACATCAATCGAACCAAAAAGTGTCCGCTTCAATTTTTTGTCGAGCACACTCCGTGCTCCGTTTCCATCATGCAACATTATATCGTCCTGGGACGCGAAAATATGCCGCTTCCCGTCGCCCGTTACTGCAAGTGCCCTCGCGCACAGCAATCCGATCGTTTCCAGAAAGGCGTCCTGATCGAACACGAACCGCCCCCCGGTCGCTCGGAAGCGCCAAAC